GCTTCGGAAATGTTTTTAGCCGGTAGTGGTGTGCTAAGTGCCTTATCTATATTTTTATTTTCTTCTCTCAATCTTTTGTCTTTAGCTATATTTCTTTCAAGTGTATCCCGTTCTGCTTTATTAAGTTCACGGGTAGCTAAACCCCCAGTTGGTTTGGGCGGGGGCGCTTTAAGAGCAATCTTAGCTTTAGCTACTTCCCTTTTAGTTCCAGTCTCTCCACGGGGCAAATCCAGTAGGAAAGTCTCTGCAAATCCTTGACCAGTAGATACTTTCTCGCCCTTAGTATTCTTAGCAAGTTTTCGTGCGGAGGCTAGTCGCTTCTTTTCGGCAGGATTTAACTTACTTTCCCACTTAGGATCACTCTTTCCACTTCTATTTCTAAACCCTCTTACAAGTGTATCTAGTGCTTCCTGTGCATTACTTTTCACCATAATTATCTTCTCCTAGTACCCAAATACTTGATCGTTTATCTGGTGTGTTTGTTGCGCCCCTCTAAAGAAAGAAGGAACAAAAGGTCTATTGCTTTGTTGTGTCATTAACATATAACGAAGAGCATCATAAGCATGATCTTCTGCTTTGGTATCCACATCTTCACTATTAGTCTTGCTCATTGGTAGTGAAGGAAGGGTTCGTATTAAGTTAGTACAGGTACTGAGGATTCTAATACGAGGTTGTGCTGCATCGTCTAATTGTAATCTTTTGTGTATCTCTTGTTTTCCTTGCATTCTATCTGAATTAGAAGGAATCCAGCGAAGACCTTTTTCAATCATAGTCATCGCTATACTTCTACCAGTTCCAGTTCTGTTCCAACAAGACTTATCAAGCACGGATAGGTACATATCGGGATCATTAGATTCTAAAGCAAGAATAGTATCTGCTAGATTTTCTGCTGTTAACTTAGTTTGGTACAGTTCTCTGTATATCCAGATACAACCGTCCCAATCCACTGCACCCCAAAGAACACAAGAAGGACTACTAAAGCCATAGTCACAAGCACGGATTCTGATCCAGTTATAAGGCATTTCTACAGGATCAACTACGTGCATCTGCTGACTGAACTCACTAAAGGCCGCACCTTCAGCAACTGTCCAATCACCTTCTAGTAATCTTTTACGCTGTACTTCAGGAAGAGAGAGAAGCATAGCTTCGTATGTTCCATCCTGCATTAAGTAAGGGTTATCTGTTAAACGAGCAGGGATGAACTTTCGGCTAAATAATGCTTGTCCCTCTTTTTCATGCCCTTTACCATATGTCAGTGCATTTCCGGTATCAATATCAGTAGCGTGAAAAGATACATCTGGTGGGGCAGGGTCGATAAACATTTTCTTAATCCACCAACCCCCTACACCACCGGGGTTGGCTGTTGCTCTCATATAAGTAGTAATACTTGGATCAGTAGTACGTAAGCGAGAGCGAAGATAGTTCCATACATACGGTGTTGGATAGTGTCCTAATTCATCTATACCAATCCAACTAAAAGATTGTCCTTGATATCTGTATACATCATCATCTTGATCTACATAACTGAAGAGCGCAGTAGCACCAGAAGGGAATATCCAAGTCTTGGTAGATTCTTTGAACCTAGCAGAAGGAAAAGCTCTTGGATAAACCTGTTTACTCTTATCTATAAGCTCTGTTAGTTCAGCAAGAGTTCTACGTAAAAGCAATGCACGATGGTTTCCATTAGTAGCGTACCTAAGAAGGTCCATTAGCATTGCGTAGGACTTTCCGCCACCCGCCGCCCCACCGTATAGTACTTCTTTTTCAGGGGTAGCGAGGAAAGTATATTGAGGGCCATCATTCGGCCTGAATAAAATTTCGGAATCTTCAGATACTACGTGTTTTTCTGTATCTAAGACGCCTTTATCCTTTGGTACATTATCTTTTTGTTTCTTTAGCTTTTTCTCTAACGCTTTTACTTTATTTCTTTGTGCAGTAATTTGCTTTTGTGTCTTACGTTGGGCTTGTACTTTCCTACTTACGTGATAAGAGCGTTTCTTTTTTATTTCTTCATCACTCATTATGTTCTATAACAATCTCTTCTTGTTTAGGAGGGAGAAATACTACGCCATGCACAATCTCTGCTTTAACATCAATTTCTTGTTTCTTACTAATTCCTGTTCTGTCCAGAATATCTGTAGCCGCTCTTAGTCTTAGCTCCATTTGACTTGTAGGGATAGAGCCGTCTGCATCTAAAGCCTCTTCTAGTCTACGAGAGGATTTCACAGTTGCAGTTGCTAACTGTGTTCTTGTGCGGGCGATGATTTCTTCCCGTAAAGAATGCATTACATTGCTACGAGAGCTAGGATGATACCCCGCAATATCTAAAGATTCAATGACATTGCCGCCAGAAGTAAAAAGATGCTCCAAAAAAGCTTCTTGTTTTTCTGTAAGCGTCTTCTTGGTTAGTGCTTGCATTAGAAAACCTTTTTTAGTTTATATATATATATTATAACGCTCCTGACGATTTTGTCAAGTATAAAATTTAACTATTTTGTAAGTCATTGATTTAATTATGCTTTCTTTTTAGGAAAAATACGGTTACTGAGCAACGATTAACAGAAACTTACATGCTAAAAAATACTCTAATACAATCAATAGGTTACTATAGGTGTGTAAGAAACTTTTTTCAACGTCTTTTTACCCAACTTTTCTTAAAAATAATGTTTAATATAATCAATAGGTTACCAATAGGATGAAAAAAGTACTTGACAACATGCCGTTTCAGGTGTATAATAGTAATTAACTACCTACCGGCCCCCCATATAGTACCCTATACAGTACCCTATACAGTATTCTATAGGATTTCTATTATTATTTTATCCTATAGGGTACTTATAGTATACTATAGGATTGCCAATTATTATTTCTTTAATTAAATCAACATATTAGTACACATAAGGGTTTGAAATTAGTAAATTTTGAGCATCTGTGTATATAATAGTAGGACTACCCCCCCTGCCCCTTCCCCTCCCCCCCTTACATTAGAATAAATTAATATAAATATATGTTTATATGTACGTCCCCGTGTACTGCACTGTGGAATTAATATAACATTAGGGTAGGCTAATATAAAGATATGTTTATATGTACATTTTTCCTGCCTCGTTCCCTATGTGGAATGATAATGACTCGCAAGTAAGGGGGGGCATGGCCGGGTATATGTTCGGGTGGAGTATATCAATCCGATATATGTTTACCTGTTATATATCAATAGCATCCCTATATATTGCAATGCACCATACAATATGTTGCACTGCCGCATAATATATTGCACTGCACCATCCCCCCTTATGCTGCACTGCACAATGACTCCCCTTCTTATGCTGCACTGCACACAAGGAACAGAATAGGAACATGCATCTTGTTTCCCAATGTTTACAATGACTTAGCATTTAATTTCATTTTATTTTATTTTACCCCTTGTATATTGCACTGCACAACATTATCTTTAGTGAGTAGTTAAAAAAGGCCATACAGGCCACGGGATGCCCCCCTTATGTGGGTTTGATAGGTGAGCTATGTCACGCTTTGAAAGGCGGGCATTGCGGGAGAAAGAGTACTTTGTTGCCAAGCAACAGGCTCAGATTGCCCGTGATGCTGCCAAGGTTACAAAATTACGCCAGGATGAGATTGGGAGGGTACGTCAGCCACATTTGGCACCTTTCTCACGGGCCTAGTATCTGAGTGACATTATTGGATTAGGTGTCGTCCTGCCTAGCGTTGTGCGAAACGGATGTTAACTGGAGGTATCTTCGGATGACCCATAATATTGAGTGGTTCGCTACGAAACAAATCCATGCGGCCAAGCCATCCACTGGCTGGTCCATGCGGTCTATTCAGGACCAAGCGGCTAAAGAGTTTCCGCTATGGTCTAAAGAGTACGTGTATAGTGAAGTACGTAGAGTAGTGTTACAACATTGCAACATGGATTTTCAAATTCGGCAAAGGAATAGAAAATGAGAACGAAACTGAAAGCCTTAACGGCTGATATATACCGGGAACGCCAGCACAAATCCCGGTGGAACATTTACCGCACCGCTCGTGGGTGGGTGCTGAATACAGGCAAGGTCTATAGGTACTATAACACCGGCCTACCCTTTCACAAAAGGGCCAAGGCTGTTATGGATATACGAGGTGAAGAAAGCGTAGAAACGCCACATTCCCGTCCCCAGATCAGGGTATTGTACAATAAGACCTTGAAAATATAAGACCCCCTTACTATATCATATAAGGAAAGGAACTATATGATATGAAAGCGATGACATTAAAAGCGGCAAGGGATATTGCCGGGACACTAGGCAATCCAAGCAAGATGC